CCTTCGTCCAACGCAATTGGACTGCACTTCTACCCAATCTGGGAAGCCGCTTCTCTGGATGAGTGGCTATATAATGGCGGACCTTTCCAACTGGTCGTCTTCCACTTCTTGATTGGCATTTATGCTTACATGGGCCGCGAATGGGAACTTTCTTACCGACTTGGTATGCGTCCTTGGATTTGTGTCGCTTACTCTGCACCCGTTGCTGCTGCTTCTGCAGTTTTTCTGGTCTATCCCTTCGGTCAAGGATCCTTCTCTGATGCGATGCCTCTGGGGATTTCGGGAACTTTCAACTACATGCTTGTTTTCCAGGCAGAACACAACATTCTCATGCATCCTTTCCACATGTTGGGAGTTGCTGGTGTCTTCGGTGGTTCTCTTTTCTCTGCTATGCACGGATCTCTTGTCACCTCTTCTCTCGTTCGTGAGACGACAGAGAACGAGTCACAGAACTATGGATACAAATTCGGTCAGGAAGAAGAGACCTACAACATCGTAGCCGCTCACGGTTACTTTGGTCGTCTGATCTTCCAATACGCTTCATTCAACAACTCACGTTCACTTCACTTCTTCCTGGCAGCATGGCCTGTCGTTGGAATCTGGTTCACCGCTCTTGGTGTTAGCACCATGGCCTTTAACCTCAACGGTTTCAACTTCAACCAGTCCATCATTGACTCTCAGGGTCGTGTACTGAACACCTGGGCTGATGTTCTGAATCGTGCTGGTCTTGGTATGGAGGTTATGCACGAGCGTAACGCTCACAACTTCCCTCTCGATTTGGCAACCGCTGAGAACACACCTGTTGCTCTCACCGCACCTGCAATCGGTTGAGTTAGTTAAAACTTAATCACTAGGGGTCTTAGGACCCCTTTTTATTTCGGAGGATATAAATGGTTTCATCTACTTTACAACAACCAATTACACAGAGAGGGTGGTTTGATGTTCTCGATGACTGGCTTAAGCGTGATCGGTTTGTTTTTGTCGGTTGGTCTGGCTTACTTTTATTTCCGACAGCTTATCTCGCTCTTGGCGGGTGGCTTACAGGGACCACCTTCGCAACTTCGTGGTACACCCATGGAATTGCGAGTTCATATCTGGAGGGGTGTAACTTTCTTACTGCTGCTGTATCTACTCCTGCTGATGCTCTCGGACATAGCCTTCTACTCCTTTGGGGTCCTGAAGCTCAGGGAGATTTCGTCCGTTGGATCCAACTTGGGGGACTCTGGACTTTCGTGGCACTTCACGGAGCCTTCAGTCTTATAGGATTCATGCTTCGTCAGTTTGAAATTGCACGTCTTGTAGGTATCCGTCCTTATAACGCAATCGCATTCTCTGGTCCTATCGCAGTATTCGTATCTGTGTTCCTGATGTATCCACTAGGACAATCCAGCTGGTTCTTTGCACCATCATTTGGTGTAGCAGCAATCTTCAGGTTCCTTCTATTCCTGCAGGGTTTCCACAACTGGACTCTCAACCCCTTCCACATGATGGGAGTTGCTGGTATCCTAGGTGGAGCACTACTCTGTGCAATTCATGGTGCTACTGTAGAAAATACTCTCTATGAAGATGGTGAACAAGCAAATACATTCAAAGGATTTGAACCCACACAAGAGGAAGAGACTTATTCGATGGTCACGGCCAATCGTTTCTGGTCTCAAATCTTTGGTATTGCTTTTAGCAATAAGCGTTGGCTTCATTTCTTTATGCTTTTTGTTCCCGTTATGGGCCTTTGGACATCTTCTATTGGGATTATTGGTCTTGCCCTTAATCTACGTGCTTACGACTTCGTAAGTCAGGAGATTCGTGCGGCAGAGGATCCAGAGTTTGAAACCTTCTACACGAAGAACATTCTTCTGAATGAAGGTCTTCGAGCTTGGATGGCTCCAGTAGATCAACCTCATGAGAACTTTGTGTTCCCTGAGGAAGTTCTTCCCAGAGGAAACGCTTTATGATATACTGGGAGGGGAGACCCTCCTTTTTTAATGATAAGTTCTGAGACACCATATAAACTTGCTGAGATCATTAGAGATACTTGGCCACAATTATATCCACTAAATAATTTTCAAAACTTAACAAATGTTATGAAGTTTACAGTTTATTCCAAAGACGGCTGCCCATATTGTACAAAAGTTCAACAGGTGTTAGAATTGGCCGAGTTACAGCATGTAATCTACAAATTGAATACTGATTTTACTAAAGAAGAATTTTATGCAGAATTTGGTGAGGGTTCTACATTCCCTCAAGTGATTGTAAATGATGAACATATTGGTGGTTGTACCGATACAGTTCAATATCTTAAGGAGCAAAACTTAGTTTAATGGAAACTAATTTTCACGAAGTTTATAACGATGTTGAAAAGGCAATTGATTATGCATTTCAGGGAAAATTTGTATTGAAATTTTATGATTACCTTAAGGTAAAAGGTGCTCGAAAGTTTGAAGTCGAAGAGTTTATTGAAAGTCCTACAGCTTCAAACATTAGTAATGTAGTAATGGATCTTGATGATTATCTTGAAGGAGGTGCTGATGAGATTCATAAACAACTTCGTGAAGCCTATGGTCACATCCCTAAACCAGAGGCACGAAAAATAAGAAACTATTTGTATGGCATCCTTGAAGATGCCTGGAAGTATAATCATGACAAAAGAAAGGGGAGACGCAAAAAGGAAACTAAATAACTCTGAACCCGAGATCAATCGGGGTGTGGAATTATTGTTAAGAAAACGGAGGAGGAAATCTGAAGAACCAAAGACATTCCAAATGAGATTTGGTAAAATGATTTCTCTCTTTCGACGAGAGATACACCTATTATTCGAATTTCATTTGGACATTCGGAAAAAGTAACTCTCGGAGAAAGCAAAATGTTAGCAGTAACACTCACCATCGGCACTCTTGTTTCAGTGATGTTCTTTTTTGTTGGTGGAGTAATAGGATGGATGGCCAAGCAACATTTTTATGAGAGCTCATATCCCTCTTATACCCATCCAGAAATGTTTGATCAAAATGGGAATATAATTCCTGACGAAATTTTAGCAGTGAGATTTGAAAATGACTACGAATACGACGACGAAGAAGACGACGAGTAGAACTAGTAAAACACCAGCAAAAACTACTTCTCAAACCAAAGAAACTAAGAAACTTCCTCCTAATCCTTTTATGAATGAGATTCTGGATCTCGTTCACGAACAAGAAACAGAAGAGGATAAAATTAAAATGCTTCAGCAGTATAAAAATGATGCTCTGAAGACTCTGTTGATTTGGAACTTTGATGAAAGTATTATTTCCCTTCTCCCTAGTGGTGAAGTTCCCTATCAACCAAACGAAAGTCCTCTGGGAGTAGATCATTCTTCTCTTCGTAGAGACTATAAGAATCTCTATAACTTTGTGAAAGGTGGTAACGATTCTCTTTCCAAGATTCGTAGAGAAGCAATTTTCATTCAGATTCTTGAATCTCTTCATCCAAATGAGGCTGAAGTTTTAATTCTTGTGAAGGATAAGAACCTAGAAGATAAATACGATATCTCATTCGATATTGTGCAAAAAGCATATCCTGATATTGTGTGGGGCAATCGTTCGTGAGTGTAGTTGCGGAGAGAAAAATGGCAGAATCTAAAAAAGAAAAATCAAGATATCTGCCTCATGAGTATGGATGTGAGATTCTCTTTGAAAGAGCAACGATGGTTCAAGCAAAAGATTCATCACTTCCAAATGATGCATATCTTATTTGGTATAATGTGGATGGTGAAACTTTCTTAGATGTAACTCGTTGCAGAAAGAGAGTCGATTTATTTGATTTCTATTATGATAAGTATGGTCCAGGATCAGTTGTTAAGATTGATTTTGGATACGGAAGAGTAAACCCAAAACTGTGGGGATATAAAGCACCAGAAAAAAAGAAAAAGAGATGAGTGAAGGATTTAGTGAAGAAAAGATTGAAGTATCAATCAATAAAGATGAAGTAAGGAGTCTTCTTAAAAAATATAAGAAGATTAAAAAATACATGAGGTCTCCTCTGTTTACTGTCAAAAAATTAGATGGAACTGAGAAGATTGTCAGTGATCTTTTGAGGGACCCTGAGGATGGGTAAGCATTATCTTTTAAATCTTTATGGATGTTCTTTCGATCTTTTGAACGATGAAAAATATCTTATTGACTTATTAGAAAATGCTGCTGTTGCTAGTGGTGCTACTGTGGTTCAAACTATCTCTAAAAAGTTTGAACCACAGGGAGTCACTGTGATTTGTTTATTGTCTGAGAGTCATATCAGTATTCACACTTGGCCTGAAGAAGGTAAGGCTGCAGCTGATGTGTATACTTGTGGAGATTGTAATCCAAAGATTGGTTGTGATATCATCATACAACAACTTTCTGCTCAGAATCATACTCTGAGTTATATCGAGCGTTAACTAAATACACTATATCTGGAGAAGTATATGCTCTCTACTCAATATCGTTTACGCCTTGAAGCAATCTGTGAGAGAATTGTAAAAGGTGAATCCGTAGAGTTGAGTGAAATGATTTGGGCTGAAAAACTGGCCAAATCAAATCGTTCTGCCGCTACTATCTTAAGACAATCAAGAAGACGTGCTGCAAATCCAGAGATGACTGAAGATAGTCTTGATGGATTTATGAATGCTTTGGATTTGGGAGATCCTGATCCTTCAAATCACCGTACAGGATTTAGTGGTGCTGATGATATTATTGATTTCTTCACTGGAGATAAACCAGAAGACTGGAGACAAAGAGACTAAAATAGTATCAAAAAATACAAAAAATAATTTCTATATAAATCACGTTCATCCTAAGGGACGGAAGTAGGGAAACCGAAGGAACGCACTTTACACTCAGTAAAGGAGCAAACCTAATGTCTAAAGTCGTATATCGTGGTGTAGAATACGATACTCAAAAGCGTCTTGAGTATCAACAGCAAATGATGCAACAACCCCAACAGTATAACGAAACCTATCGTGGTGTTAAGTTTACTAAGGAGGGTCACAAATGAAAAAACTTAATGTACTTCAACTCATCAAAGAGCAGAAACAAAAAGAAGATCGTCGTCGCAAGGCATCTCTTGCATCTCTGTTAGCATCAAAATAATTTAGAGAGGGGACTTGACTCCCCTCTTTTTTTTGCTTATAATTACCTTTGTGGAGGTTCATGAGATGGACAAAGAAAAACTAAAACTAATCATAAGGAATCTGGAATCTCTTGTTGATTGCCTTAAATCAGAAATTTATTCTGATACTGATTCCTATCTAAACTATGAGGAGGTTGCTCCTCACCTTGCCGACTACGATGAAATCTTTGAGGACGATGATGGATACCCAGACTGAATTTGAGTTTATGAAACCAGAAGTAAAACTCATTAGCGTTACTCCAGATGCAGAAAAGCATATGGCTTATTGTGCACGAGTGAGTAATCCTGCTAATCAGGAGAATAAAAAGTTCTCTGGACTGCTCAAGTATTGTATTCAACATCAACACTGGAGCATCTTTGAGCAAGCAACGATGACCGTAGAGAT